GCTTGTTGTAATAAGTTTAAATTTGTATTTGTTTTATCACCCCAGGTTCCAGAGTTTTCACCTGTTACCATTAACTCCAGTTTGAGGTCTGTAGAATAACTAGATGCCATAAATTTCTTTTAAATTTGTAATAATACCTAATTTTAGTTTGATTAAGCCGCTATGTCAACAACCGCCCAATTGTTAGTTATACCTATATCTACCACTGCCCAAGCACTTATAAATACCCTGCCTACATAAGTAGTCATTTGTAAACCAGTAATTTCTGGTGCTACATCTATAGTTATAGACACTGAATTTATAGTAGTTGTTGCAGATACAGAAGTTACATTTACTAATGTATTTGCATCTAATTCAGCTGTTCCTAAACTTAAAGAAATTGCGTTTCCAGTTAAAAATACAGCAGCTGCAATATCAACTTCTTCATCTCCTATAGAGATAGTTAATAAACTTCCATTTACATCTACATTAGCACCTGCTGTAATAGAAACCGTTGCTACTGTAGTTGCTAAAGATTGTCCTGTAACAGTTGCATCAAAATCTATTTGAGCAGATATTGTTCCAGTAGTTGTAGCAGAACTTATTCCAGTTAAAGTAAGACTAGCGTCTCCTGTAATAGATAAAGTTCCAGTAGTCGTGTTTAATTGATTACCAGTTACATCAACTTCTTGTGAAGGGGTAAGAACAGCATCTGCTCCAATAGAAATATCCATTCCACCGATATTGCCCCACGAACCATACCCCCACGATTCAGTGCCCCAAGGTAAATTACCAGGAGAAGTTACTTCTACTTCTTGGCTTTGTCCAGCTGTTAAATTTCCGACAAAAGTTGTAAGTAAATTAGTATCTAAATTTATTATTGAATCAGCAGTTATAGAAACTGTATTAGATGTAGAAGTTAATTGTTGTCCTGTAACATCAGAAGAAACATCTATTAAAATATTTGCACTATTTTGTTCAGAACTTAATCCTGAAATTTGTCCCCATGCTGCAGAACCCCAATTAGAGTTTCCCCATGTGGTAAGAGTACCAGGTGACGTTACTGTTACTGTAATATCTGCCACCTGGCCCTCCTAAAATTATGCGATTCTTAATATAGCTGCTGCTGATGTAAATGCTGGAAATACGATTGTAAACGTTCCTGATGTTGCAGTTTTGTCAGCACCAAAATCTAATACGCAAACTGATTTATTAGTAGCCGAAGTATTATAAATTAATGCTCCTCTAGCAGTTAATGTAACTCCAGTAAAAGATAAATCTGCAAAATCTACTATACCAACAGAACTATCTAGTGATACTTGTTGACTTTGTAATATTCCACCGCCTGCTACATATTGTCCAGAGTTAGAAACTTCTCCTGAAGCTGTGTAAACTGTAGTAGCTGCGGATAAGTTAGCCGCTGACGTATATAATGCTAATTTAAAAGCTTGTCCTGAACCTGAATCGAAATCGTGTACTCCACCTAAAAGTTCTGACTTAAATGTGTTGCACACTGCTTGTGTTATTGCCATATATTGTACTCCTTATAGTTATTATGGTGATGGTGACGGTACTTTGATTCGTAACGTTCCATCTTGAAATTCGTCTCTACGTCTTCTACCAGTTTGTTCCAACGTAAATCCTTGTAATGCACTATTATACTTCTCTTGATATAGTTTGTACATATCCATGGGTCCTTTTAAATATGCAAAAGCTTCTACTAAACAAGCATAAAGTAATAATTCTGGAGCATTAACACTTATATAAGTTTCTGTATTTGTTGGGCTTAATCCATCTGGTGTATAAATATAATCTAGTTCTACTACAAAAGCCGCACTTGGTGTAGGAGCTACCTCAATAGCATTTTCTCTAAAAGTAGCATAATATTTAGGTGTTCCAGTATCTCCAGAAGAGTTATATTCTGTTATAAAAGTATCATCTCTTGGCTCTAAAGATATTTGAATATTTGAAGCATTAGTAACAACAACAGATCTTACAATTAAGGCTCTTCTATCTGTATTTGTTCCAGATGAGCCTGATGAATTAGGTAAGGCTAAATATTTATTATTAGCTGTAAAACTAGATGTTGCATATTCTCTTGCATAATCAGCATCAGCTTCTCTAAATATTTTAAATTCAGCATCTCTTATAAAACCATCTACTATTGTAGATGTTAATACTTCAGATCCTACTTCTGTATAATTTCTAATTTTTGCAACTAGTTCAGTGTATGTCATGTTATATCTATTGTTATACTTCCTAAAAAAATATTTGCTTGTCTATTAGCATTAATAATATCTCCACTTATTCCAGGCTCCATACCATTTGAAGTATATTGTCCTGGCCAGTAATATAAATCTAATAATACATCACAACCACCTCCAGGTCTAACATCTGGTCTAGCAAATTGTAATGCTTGTGCATCCCCACCTGGAGATTTTAATTCTAATTGAGGTTGTTTTGCTTCATATTCAGAAAAATGTACCCATGATCCGTTCCATTCTCTAACCATTTCAACATATGGAAATTGCATACCTGAACGATCAGATATCGCCATTGATCTTTTGCCTTTAGAAAATACTGGCATTTACCAACCTCTTGGAAAATATACTTGTGGTGTTATATATAGACTAGTTCTTTGACTATCTTCGTTTAATGCTCTTTGCATTTCATCTTCGTATGCTAGTTTTAACATATCAACTTTTTCTGGCATTTTCTTTTGTGCTAAATAATAAGCAAGTCCTGATACCATACATGGTATAAATCTATAAGGAAGATTAGCATCATTAGTATATGCACCAGCGTCTTCAATTCTAGCAATGTAATAATATTTTAAATAAGTATATTGAATTCTATCTGGAACTTGATATAAATAAATTATAGGCTGTACTTGTCTATTAACATAATACTGCGAAGGTTGCCCTGTTTGACCTTTATTAGGTAAAGATGCATAAGTAGATCTATCAATTTTAGTCAATGATAAGTCGTTCGTAGATTGTCCTGGTGTTCCTCCAGAACTAGACACATAAGCTTCTAGGACGTCACTACAATCAGATGGAGTAGTATATGTAGCTTGACCAGTAGTTAATGCTTGATCATACAATTTTACTCTCCATAAATGAACTCCTCTATTACCCCATTCTGAAAATAATATATTTAAACTTCTTCTAGCTGATTTAAGATCATATCCAGAATTAGTTCTAATACCTACTCTTTCATAAGATTCTTCAATAACTTCGTCTATTGATAGATTAAATGATGTTGTTCCAGAAGTAGTCATTTATATAAGTCCTCCATAATATTTCTTTTGAAAAGGTTTAGTATACACTAACCCACCTTTACTTTTCTCCTCTACTTTTTCTGGTGTTTTTGTTTCAAATTTGACTGCTTTATATCCAGTAGATTCTTCTGGTTGAGCAGAAGACTGTCCTGTAGTATTAGTTTTATAATTTATATAATCTTGTGGTGTAGCTGTAGAAACAGCGGATACAATTGTACTAGGATCAGGTAATCCTCCTACTAACATCTTATTAACTTTCTTTTTAATTATTCCACCTTTTTTTTCAGGCATAGGATCTAATTTAAAAGCATATTGCCCAGTTTTATTAAAATCTTTTTCTTGTTTCATTTTAGATTTAGCTTCATTAAGTTGTCTGATGTACTCTTTATTACCAAGTCTTTTCATCTTTTGAATTTCTGTTTCTTTATCGTCAGACATTAAAATATACCTTTAAATTTAGTTCCTCTTAATTCTTTTCTAGATCCTCTAACTGATCCACCTTTTGCTTTACCAAGTGGTATAGTGTAAGAAATCGTTCCTTGTTTAGTTTTACCTTTTCTAAATTCATTATCAGATGTTCCTAAAGAAGCTCCAGCTGTAAGTGTTCCTTTGCCAATTTCTTTTTGAATATCATAACTTACTCCTTTTCTTGTAGTATCCATTTTAAAATCATCTGGATACTTATCTGTGTCTTTATCATAATGAATACCAACTCTTCCATAACCAGGAGTATGTAAATATAAACTTGCTCCTTTTGTTTTCTTTTCAATATTTTGATCAAAAGAAGTAGAAGCTCTTACTTGTGGTTCAACTGCAAAACCTTCTCTTTCCATAGGTCCTTGTTTTTCAATTAAGTCTCCATCTTTAGCTTTCTTTTTAGGAAATCCTTTTTTCATATTGCTATAAGCTTCTTTAGAAATAGTTGATTCAGATTTAGGTCTACTTATGCCTAATCTTTTTCTACGATTAATATTTGCCCAAAGTCCACGTTTTGCTTTTCGTGCACCACGTAACTTGCCATCCATTTCTTTTGGTAATTGTGCTCTAGATATTGCCATTTTTAGCCTATTGGTGAATAGACAATTTTACCATCTATTTTTTGAGCCTTCAAGTATTGCTTCCTATTACCATTTACTGAATAACTACAATGAACCCATCCACTATTAGGATCATTCTCATTCCAAAACTCTAGTATACATTGATCATAATCAAGGTTCTGTACTATCCAATCTGCTAAATCTTTGTTAGCTATACCAAATATTTCAAAATCTGCTGCTTGTCCTTTGGTATGCTGACTTTTAGATGAAGAACCTATAGCTTCACAAAGTGCCGCGGATCTATATCCAGAACTCACGGACACTGGTACTTTAAAATTATTACGAATTGGTTGTAGTATATTTTTACATAACCACATTAAATTAGTTATGTGTTCATCACTTGGATTATTCTCAATTCCAAGTCTTATAGCTTCTTGTGATTTTGTTAATTCATCTAATGTAAAATTTTCACTTAATATCATTTTAATAAAAATAAGTATAATATGTCCAAACTGCTATATTAAAAATTAGTATTGCTTCTATCATTTCTTAACTTATGTATAACCTCAATAACATGTTTTTCATACTCTTTATTTGTAGAAAAGTTATCTAATGCTTTAGCCATTGCAATAGGATTTCTATTAAATGACATGTCTCTTATTTTTCTAAATTCAGAGTATACCTGTTTTGTATTTAATATTTCAATATAATATTTAACAGAATCGCATTTAGTTTTAAAGACTCTTACTCTCCAAGATATTGAATCTGGTTGTTTATAAGGCAACATACCATCTTTAGACCATACTCTAATTCCATATAGGTTATTACCTTCGGTAGCAAATCTTGATTGACCATAATCACTTTCAACTATAGCTTGTGCTATCATTAATTCTCTATTTATTCTTTGATTTGTTGGAAGGTCTAGATAGATGTAATCTATACATTTGTTTAAGGCTTGAATGAATTCTTTATTGTTATGATATTCAAACCTCGGAGGACCGAAACCCAGGTTATTCTTGACCCAGGTAATTATGGCTGATTCCGTCTTCTTCTTTGCTATCGGATTCGGAAAAAAGGTACCAAGCAAGAATGCCGCTAAGGCTATTATCAAATACTTTACTATTAAACTCTTTATTGTCATGACATTTACAATGATTTAATAAGCAGCATCCAACTGCAAGGTTGTTAATACAATTAATCTTGTTTAACTTCTTTGATTCTTTTAACGCCATGTTTATCTACTTCTACTATGGCTTTTACTTCTTTGCAAGACCATGAAGTAACATTAGGGTTACCATCACGTTCTACTTTTCTTTTTTGTTCTAAACAATCTGCAATTGTAGCTTTAGGAGAATATCCTTCTAGCTTACCATTCATATACATTAATAATGCAAATACTGCTTCAATCATTACTTTCCTCTAACTGAATCTAATTCTTTTTCTAATTTATCTACTTTTTTTTCTAATTGAGATATTAAAACTTTAGTATGAACATTTTCTTCTAATTGTTTTGTATGTTTTTCTATTGTTTTAGCTTGATACTCAATTAACATAAATAATTCTTGATTTTTAGGGGTTTGATCTGCTTTTTTAAGAAGATCTTGAGCCATTAATTTCTCATTAGTTTCTAATCTATTTAATCTTTCAACAATACCAAAATAAGTCCATACTGCTACAACAATAGCAGATACAATAGCAATTATATTTTTAATAGGTAATGCTACACTTGTTTGATCACTTAATTTAAATTCGCTACTCATTTTTTCTCCTTATCAATTATATCATAAAAAAAGTTATCAGTATTATCTGTAACTAATCCTTTGTTTTCGACATTCCAAATTGTAGTTTGGACTTTATAATCAGGTATAGATGATGAAGTAGTAAAGCTAGGAATACTCCACAAAATACGATTATTAGGCTGAACTGCGTAATTACCGTTATCAAGAGCCAAAACATGTCCACACTTATGTTGGTCAGGGATTTCAGAATGCTCCGTATCGCTAATGTTAGGCTCTGGATGTGCCCAATCAACCGTAAATAAATACTCACCATGATAAACTTTGTTTTTATTTTTACTAAAATATTTACAGCGTTGACCTTTTAAAAAATCAAAAACAGTAACACTAGGATAATAACTAAATGAATTCCATAACTGCAGATCTTCGAGATCTTGATGTTCCATCTGTGTGCTATGCAAAGTATTGCCGCTTCCTCTTTGAATAAAAGCAGAGATAGGAAGTCTCCAATAGACTGCACCGTTCGTAAGTAAACAATGAAACAAGAGTGCACGGCCGCTAATACTCCCCAAACCAAAAACCACGCATTCTTCAGTTTCTCCTTTATGTTCTCGTAAGTCATATAAATATTCCCTTCTTATTTTACAATATATTGGTGGTATGTTAGCATTTAAATAAGACATATAGCAAGTAGTTTATATACTACTATTCTACTATCTTCAATTTAAATATTTCCTTTAAATTATGTTCTCTATCAAGGAATTTGTACTCTATTTTGTGAACTGTAAAATCTTTTTCAATTTTATTGCATATAGTTTCTGGATCAAATTCTCCACAACTATAGACATCAAATTGCATTAATGCAGGATGCACTTCGTCCCATACGTGCATTACTATGTGTGATGTTTCTATAATAGCAGCACCAGTAATACCACGATTACCAACCATATTAGAATATTTAACATACGGACCCATCATTGCTTTCATTCCGATTTCAGAAATAAATTCTTCTAACCAACGCCTAAGAAACTCCTCGTCCATCGGAGGCCGATAGACTTCAGCACGTACAATTAAATGTTTATGTACTAGTAATTTATTTTTTTCCATCTCTAAACGAAACTTTACCTAACATTTCCATCTTCGTCTAGCTTGTCGTAATCTTGAATTAGGATCCTTTGCTGCCTTAGGAAACATTTTCATTTGACCTGCTGACCTAGCACAATAAGATTTTCTTCTTGTAGCTCTTCTTCCTGTTGGCTTGTCTTCTGTTACTGCTGTGGATAATTTAGAGCCTGGATTCTCTCTTCTATATCTTGCAACGCCAGCTTTAGTCATGCCAGCGCCAGATTTAGTGGCTCTATAGTATTTTTTTGTTTTAGGTGGTTGAACGTCTCCTCCTCGTTTCATTCCTGAAACAAGTTGCATTACCGATTCTTGGTAATTTAAGACTCCGTCTTCTACCATTATTTATCTATAAATAATATTATGCTTAATGCACTATTATTACTAACTACACCAATGCCATTAACTATTCCTGTTCCATTTCGTTCTGCATAAAGAACTCCATCTTCAGGAAGATTTAATGTTTGTGTTTGGTTTGCACCAACACTAATTGGAATATAAACTTGTGTATTTGTAGAAACGCTAACAGTTGTACTATTTGCAAGACCATTAATAACTGCAGTTCCAGCAACTCCAGTTGACTGAGCTACGTAACCTCTTAATCTTGTAGGTCCAGTAAATAAAACTAAAGTAGAAAGATTACTTGCAACAACTACTGGTTTTACATCTGATTTAAAACTCATTTTTTCTCCTTTAATTAAGGAGCTCCGAAGAGCTCCTTAAAATTAATTAATTATACTGTAGCACTAAATGGTGTAGCCACTGCTCCTGTAGCACCAGATACTACTTCTACTTTATATCTGTTTGCTCCAACTGCTGTAGCTTTAATATTTGCTCCACCTACTCCACCTGTAGTTGTACCACTTAAAGTAATGGTATCAGATGCAGTTACTGTACTAAATACTAATGCAGTAGTAGTAGAACCAAGAATAGCTGTTCCTACCATAGTATCGCTGCTATTTGCAACTTTTACTATAAAATTTCCAGTTACTGTTGTTGAAAGTACAAATTCAAAAGTTGCACCAAGATTATTTTGCTGATTTGGATCAGTTGGATCATTTGGAGCTGTTGAATTTACAGCTGGTAATGTAAAAGTAGCTGTAGCTGTACTTGTGTAATAGATTTGTTTTCCAGCATAATTTTCAACATCTAATGTTAAACCTGCTGCTGTCGTTACTGAGTTTGATGTTCCAGCACTAATAAAACCTGCTAATGATTTTACTGGTCCTGAAAAGGTTGTTCTTGCCATGTTTTTCTCCTGTATAGCGGTTAAGCTTTGTAGTCTCTATACCGTCTGTCTAGCCAGTCTACAAAACTATTAATCTAGAATATTGTTAATTATAAAAGAAAAAGGGGCCAGAGTAAACTCTAGCCCCTTTTAGAAATTGCTTAATTAACTATTAAGCAGCTCCTGGAGTTCCGAAGATTCCTCTAGGATCAGACCAACCGAAGCTGTATCTTTCTCTAGCTTTAAATCTAACGTTACCAGTATCAAAATCGCCTTCAATAGCTGTTTTGATTGGACTTCTAACGAATTGTTTTAATCCATTAGGAGCATCAGTTAAGATAAAGAATGCATCAGTATCTGTTAAGAAGTGGTTAACTCTGTAACCTTCTGGAATCATTCCCATATTCTTAATAGCATTGATGTCGTTATCCGCTGTGCTGACTCTAAGAGGTGATCTTAGTACTCTCTCAGCAGTAAATTGTTGTTCTTTTGGAATAACTAATTTTCTACCTTGAAGAGCGATTTTTAAACCTCTCTCGTCAACGAAACCTGCAATGTCAATCAAAGATTGCTCTAATGAAGTTTCGTTAAGATCCGCTGCAGTTGCTAAAATGTTAGAAAATGTTCCACCATTAGCAAGAGGATGGTTGCTAGCTAAAAGCTGAACTCCGTCACCTCCTGTGTATGCAGAATCAAATCCATTATTTAGAACCGCTGCTGCTTTAACTTGTTTAGTATTAGCCATTGATCTAGCTAATGCTCTTGTGTAACGAGAAGCAAGTCTGTCGTAAAGGTTATCCTCGATAGCTTCCTCAGTGATAGCAAACGCTAAAGCGATTGTTTCATGAGTGTATCTAGCAGTGTAAGCTTCGTTAGCTTGATCAAACACTACTGGTGCACCTTCTTGTTTAACTTCAGCACTTCCGAAACCTGATAACATAACTTCTTCTTCAAACGCTCTGTCCGAAGTTTCAGTCATGAAGATTTCTGCATGCTCATTCTCGTATCTGCTGTATTCCAGGCCGAATAGTGCATTCAATCCTGGCTCTAGTTCTTTAACTAGCTGTGAACGTGATATAGCCATATTTTATTCTCCTATTATAGTCCTGGTGTACCACTTCTGTAGAAGTGATTGTTAATGTATACCATAATGTTGGCACCCGTTGCATTAGTGTCGCTATTATCTGGATCTTGTGCAATATCTATTGCTTTCACGTTTCCAGTAACCGCTGCTGTAGATGTACTTACATCTAACTGTACATACGAAATACCAGTTTTAGTATTACCTGTTGTATCTGTTACAAAATAATTGCTGAACAGACATGTAGTCGCGAATGGTTCATCCGCATTTATTTCAAACACAGTCTCTGGACCGTCAATTACAAATGCAATAATGTCAGTTGCAACTGTTGAACCTGGAAGATAATTTTTCCAAGTCGGTTTTTGAGTTGTTGGATCTGTGTAGAAACAGCCATTAAAAACACCCACGATAGCAGTTGACACGTTATAAGGTGCTCTTGAAATTGTTCCATCTGAAAGAGGAACAACTAAGTCACCTTGATAAATAGTCGTAGTATTAGTTGATAATACTCTGTATCTATTTTGAGCGTTAATGAATGGACTTCCATTTAGTTGTCTAGCTGGTCTTAAGCCAAACTTTTCATTAATGTTAGCCATGTTTTTACCCGTTTTAAAGTTTATATTAATTTGGTAGGTATTACAAAAAAATTACTTTTTTCTTCCACCACCAAAAGTTACACGAGACTGTCTACTAATGTTAATAGGCATCTCTGGTCGCTGTTCCTTCATTAAATCGTTGTCTACAGCTTGTATTTGTTCTGAACTTCTTTTTTTAAAGTAGTCAGAGCGCTGCTCAACTATTTCTTCAGGTATCCTTGCCAGCACAAGGCCTCCAACCCCGATAAACCCCTGATGTTTTCCATCACTGATAACAGGATAGTCATGTTTACCAATTTGGGAAGTTAACTCTTCTGCCCTAACTAGTTCATAACCTTCTCTAAGTTTCTTTGACATGTTTGCACTGTCTTGAAACCCAGCTGCTTCAGCTCTAAGCCATCTGTGTTTAAATCCATTTGGCGCAGGCGGTGCATCTAAGTTAGATGGTTGAACCCATGGAGCTCTTCTTTTTTCTTTGGACTTAAGCTCCGAGTCGCGTGAAGTCCTTTTTATATTTTCTTCGCTCATACTAATTAGCCTCCTTCACGTATTTTGCGTATTCTTCTAGTGGCACCCCTAATTTGTTAGCAATAGCTACTTGTGATTTGGTGAGTCTCACTGTTCTGCGTCCAGTTTTTCCTCTATTAGCGGAAGCAACAGTCTGGACTGGTTTCTTTTGCTCCTGCTTATCTTCAGCAAACTTATGAGGATATACATCCTTCATTTGTTTGTTGATTTCATTATAGTACTCATCACTATCCAGGTCAAACCCTTCACTTTGTAGTTTTTCATGGATTTGGAATGCAGTATTTGTCATGAATTCATCAGATCCGAACCAAGTGTTATCTTCAGCCCATTTCTTAGCTTTAGGACTTGGAGTAACAGCTTTTCTTTCAAACTGTTGATTTTGTTCAACATTTTGAGTTTCTTTAGCTTCTAGTTCAGCATCTTTTTTTTGCTTTTCTCTTGAAGCAATAGATAATCTTGCTCTTTCCTTCTCAACAATTAGTCTTGAAAGTTCTTCGTTTGCAGCAATGATGGCTTCTGGATTTTGAGTCTCAATAGCTTCTTTAAGTTTTTTCTTAACAGAATCTTTTTCAGCATCAATCCTAGCATCGTATTGTTTAACATAACTATCATCAACTTCTTGAAACTTCTTTTGAGTGTCGTTATATTTTTTTTGCAAACCTTGAGCATAATCTAAAGCAGCTTGTTCTCGTCTTTCAGCTTCACGCATCTTACGAGTAAGTTTATCTATTCTTTTTTGAATACCTTCACTATATGTGCTTAGATCTTCTGCATTAGCAGGTTTATCTGCTTGTACAGTTTCTTTAGCTTCTTCTTTTTCTATTACATCAACATCTACTTTTTCTTTTTTAGAATCGTGCGATGCATAGCCTAAATCTACTTCTCCTAGATTTAGATTTGGTTCTTTTTTTTCTTCCTTTTTTTCGTCTAGTTGTATGGTTGTCTCCTTAACGTCTTCTAAGTCTAATTCGACTTCTAAACGTTTTTTTTCGTCTACCATACATACTCCTTAGTTTAGTACAATTGCAAAATAGATTCAGGACTTTTAATTGTACTAATGATTTCATCATCATTAAGAATCCTAATCTCTCCTCCATCTATTTTGAATCTAGCTCCCGCATAACGTCCAAATAGTACCCACTCATTTAGTTTGCACCACGGACCGTTCGTGAACTTTTGTTTGTCTTGATAACAAAGGTTTCCCATTTTTAATACATAACCGCATACAGATGTCATCTGTATAGTGTCTAATGTATTATCTGATAATAAGATGCCGCCCTTTGTTCTTTTGGCACCAGAATGAACCAATACCAATAATCTCCAACCTGTTGGAGTAGGTAATTGTTCCAATGCTGATTCTTGAATGTCTTCTGGCTCTAGTCTTTTCTTTTCTTCTTGCTTGTAAGATTCTAAAAGTCCCTCTTTAAGTTTTGGTACTTCCGAATTTGTCTCCGTCTTTGTCGTCATCAAATAGCTCCTGTTTTTTCTGCAGGTCAGTGAGATCCTGTAGCAGGGTTTCTAGACCCTGTATTTTTCCTCTAATATACATAAGATCTTCAATTTTGTCTACACTGTACACAGCGTTATCTTTTAAACGCTCTACAGTCTTTTTTATATGATTTTTTATGTATTTAAAGCTATCGTAATCTACGGACATTAAAATGTTTTTTCTATTTTTAATAAAGTTATATTATCAATATATGGAGTATTTACATTATTGCAAGAAAAAAGCAATAATAAAATAACTAGGTATTTCATTACCCGTTTTCTTGTTCTTTAGGTTGTGGTTTATTCGCCATTGTTCTAGCTACTGACTCAGCACTCCTGCCCACGACATACCCTCCAAGACCTATTTGTAATAATGTCCATACATCTCCTGGAAGAGTTATAGTTATAGAAGCTTTAAAGAAAAATAATATTACTGGTCCTAATACATAGTTCCATATTAATATAAATATTAATACGTACATAAGTAATGGTCTCCAACTAGATGCAAACCATCCAGCTTTAGCTTCTGCTTCTATAATTCTAGCTGCTGCTTGAAGTTCTTGTGTATTAGATTGTAGTAACTGAGTCTGTAAATCTGCTTTTAATCTTTCAGCTAAATCTTTATCTGGAACAGCTTTTTCAATTGTATTAAATAAAATCTTTGCAAGAGGTGCAACAGCTCCTAACATTTGTAACATTGATCAAATTTCTCCTTTCTTCTTATACCAAGATATGGGTATAATTTCAACATAGTCTCTACTGCTTTTTCTCCAGAAACTTTCCATGTCCATGTTTGTTTAAATGATTTTTTATCATTAAATCTTAATCTATTTTTTCCTATATAACCTAATTTAAAGTAATCATAAAATCTTAATATGATATCTTTGTCCGTCATTTGCACTTGTGCTCTTAAATATCTTCTTTTTTGTTCTACTTTTCCCCAAAATCCAAATGATCCCTCACCTTCAAATACTCCAGCAAGAAATATTAATTTTTCTTTATCTGTTAATGTATTAAAACTACTTTGTTCCTGTGAATTTAAAACCTTTGACTTGAATTTTTTCATTATGACCTGGATATACATTTTTTTCAGAAGATTGTCTATAAGGACATGCTTCTAAACTGTCTTTTTTTAACCCCTGTGGATTAGGTCCTTTTAAAGGTGGTGGTCCAGATCTTTTACCTATCATTTTGTTTTTTTAATCTAGCTTTATTCTGCTCTTTCATTATAGTGTTTTGAATATTTACACCCAATCGTTGAGCCTGCATCTGTTGTTGAGCTTGTACTTTCTCTTCATCAAAATCTAACTTATCTTCAAATTGAGTTTGTTGTTGATCTAATTTCTGTTCATCAAACTGAGCTCTTCTTTGTATATCTGCTGCTTTTAAATCTAGTTCTCTCTGTTTTAAAGCAACTAGAGGATCTTGTTGAGTAGTTGATGCCTCCTCTTGAAGTAATCCCATAGTTAATTCTGTAATTCTTTTTGCAATTAAAGCATCTGCCTCAATTCTAAATGCATTTGGATCAGCTTGTTCCAGTTGTGCATAGTTTGGATCTTGTTTCATAGCAACGTATGTTTCCATTGTAGCTTTCAAAGATATGTGTTCAGCTATATGACCTTGGAATAAAGCATATACTGGAGGATTAATCTGCACCATTCTGCTCTGCATAAACATTTTATGAGCCATAATGTGTGCATCATGATCTTGTTCAGCAAAAGCTTTTGGTAATTTCATTTGTAAGCCTTCCATATTTTCAATTGCTGGATCTTTTGGAGTAGGTTTTTCTGGTTTTAATAAAATTTCATCAATATTTTTAGTTCCTAATGCAGAATAAACACGTCTATATGCTTCATACACGTTGTGAATCTGTGGATTTGTTTGTGCAATCTGTAATTGTGTTTGTGCAAGAGTAATTCTTTGTGCCATTGAGAAAATATTTGGATCTGCAACTGGTAAAACATCTACTCTGTCATCAAAGTCTGTTTGTTTTATAGTTCTTTCACCACCATAAACATCATAAGGATAAATTGGAGGTAAATATTCTGAAAAAACTCTTGCTAATAATTTAAATTCTTGTTTCATAGCATAATAACATCGCTTATGAATAGCCGACATTACTTTTGCACCTCTTTCTAAAAGAGCGATTGTTGTTCCAACTGCCGCTTGTTGATTTCCGTCACCAACTTGCATGTTAGCAATACCCGCGAATCGCTGACCAGCTTCAACACAATATCCTAAAAGTTGCTGTAGTACTGCACTTGGTTCTTTAAATGGTAATAATTGAAATTGATCTTTAATATTTCCACCTGGAGCATCTACATCTCTAAATTCTCCTGGTTGAATCGGTTGTTGGTCATCTCTAATTCTCATTCCTCTAGCTTTAAATCCAGCAGGTAAATTAGATAATGTACCAGCATCAAGTAATTGTCTTAATGCAGAAGTAGCTGCTGTAGATAAACCACCAATCATATGAATTAATCCAAAACCATAAAAACCTAGTCCTGGTAAAAATTTATAATGAATAAAATAATTTATCTTGCTTGCTTTAGGATCTTCTTTTTTATAATTTCTGTAGATAGATAAAATTTCTTGAGAATCTTCATCAATAGTTACAATGTATGGAATTTTTACATTGTCTTCATCTTCAATATCTAAATCAACATGCATTTCTAAAATAGTATAAGTGTCTTCTCCTTCAGCTGCTTTTCTTACACCTTGTATTTCATCATACTTCTGTTGAATATCTGTTGTTTTATTTTGTGGTTGTTTTAAATCTATGTCTCTATAAAAACCAGCCACTTGTTGTTTTCTAATTTCATTTTCTGTCATCTTAATGATGTGAGTTATTCTTTCACAATCTCTAAGATCTGTTAGATAATATGGAACAACTAAATCTTCTGCTGGTATAAATTTAGATACAGCTCTTTCCATTACTTCATCGTAATAAACTTTTTTAAATGCTGATCCTGCTAATGGAAGATAAAATAATAATTGATCGAACTCTGGAGTATATTCATCCATTCTTTCCATTAACATATAATTCATGAAATCTTGAACACGTTGTGCTTGATCTTCTCTGTCTGAATTTTGTACACCTATAATTTGTGTTCTTACTGGTCCTTCTGGAGGAAGTAATTCTTTATAGGCTTGTGCTTGGAATTGAGTTACAGCTTCTGCAAGTAATGGATGTGTTACTCCTGAAGCTCCTTGGAATGGTCTAGTCTGTGTAGTATATTTAAATCCTAGTAGATCTAGACCCTTTGTGTAGCTTTCTTCCCAATCTTGTCTAGTTTCTTTATCGTTTTTATAATCTGAAATTAATTGAATAGCTAAATCTTGAAGATCTCTTTCGTCCATTTCCTCAGCAAGATTTGCATAAAAATTATCTTCAACTGGTTCTTCTGCTGGAGGTTCTTGTCCTTCAATAACAACATCCACTGGTTCGTTCGCTGAACCAACTGGTTGCATTTCTCTATCTGTTACATTTAAATCTTCTTGTTCCTGACCTGGAATATTATCTTCAATTGCCATAATCTATATAGTTTATCTTATTATACTGATACTTTAAATATGTCTTCTATCAGACCACCAGTATGTTTGTAAAGTTTAAAAGGTTTAACAGCCATATCTGGTGTTACTCTTAAAGAATACATTAATTCGTATAAATTAGGGTTATCTTTTGCAATAAAATCTACTTTAGCTGCTGATGAATCAGAATAAGACCTTGCAAAAAGATCTGCCTCTTCTTTAGTTTTAAATGCAGCTTGATGATGTATGGTCTTAAATGTTTCTACTTTATTTCCACCTTTTTCATCAAATCTAGGTACTTCTTTTGGTACAGTAACTTTCCATGGTCTTTCAGGATCTGATTTTGCAATCTGTATTGCTTTAGCTTCTGTTTTATATTGATTAGCTAATTTTCTCATAATGCCTGGTATAATAGCTTCTCCTTTTTTTGCAACCCCTTTTCCATTTGCATAACCATAAACTAACTCATTTCCAGGAACAGCTCCATTACCTCTACCAATTACATTAACTGGTACTACTGATACCCATTGTGCTCCTTCTTCTGCTGCTTTTCTTGCAACTGTTTTAACTGCATAATCTGTGTATTGTTTTGTATCATACATTGGAAGATAGTCGGCATTGTTTCCAGCACCTTCTGCTCCAGACTTTTTAGAAATTTGTTTATTAACTAATCTTTGTTGACCAATTAATCTATTTAACTCAAATGCCTCATCTTCTGTAGCATACATTCCTTTTTTTAAAATAGAATTAATTTTTTCTTGTAAGCCTTCTTTTGGTTTAATTAACAATCCAACTTCAGCTTCAGTATTAAAAGGATTAACTCTTTTCTTACCTTCACTTCTAATTTGTGAAAAAACATTTTGTTGTAAATCAGATTGTATTTCATTTATTGAATAAACTCTTTCTCCTTTAGGAGTAAATCTTGTTCCATACATTGTATGTACTAATGGATACGAAGCTGGATCAGCAGTTGTCTTATCTGGAATATTAAAATGCCCACCAGTAGGACTTGCTTGATTTGATTTAATTTGTTTAGGATAGTACCAAACTATTTCCCTTGGATTAATTTCACCTGGTAATTTGTATGATCCAACTTCTGATCCATTGTGCTGTAGTCTATAAGGATTCTCAGTTGCTAGTGCTAATTTTTCAGTTTCAGAATTAAATTTTTGTAAAGAATCTTGTAATAATCTTTTATCTTGTGGATCTACTTTTCCTTTTGTAAGATCTTTAACAGCATTTCTAAAATATGATGAGTAATTTGCCATATTGCCCATGTCTAACTCTTGACCAGAGTTTCTAATAGCTTTCATTTTTATACGAGTCAAATACTCATAAACCTGTTCTAATTGATTATAAGTACCAGTTGAAGTTGCGTCAGGATATTTAGTTTTAATTAAATTCATTACTGAACTTACATTATCAATAATATCTTCAGATGTTTTAGTAAAATCTATAGCTGGTTTAAATTCAGCTAATTTCATTTGATTAATAGGATTACTTTGTATCTGTCTTAACAATACTTCTTTTGATATAGGTGCATTTATATTTTTAGCTGCTGCTAATAATCCACCTATTAAATTTCCAGATTTATCTAAATCAGCAATATTAGTATCAAACAATTCTTCTGTTTGAATAGAAGCTGATCTACCATCATTATACTTAACGTTTTGTTTTGATTTAAAAAAATTTAACCATTCATCAGCTGTCATCTCAGCTTTAGGACTCATCTTAACCGCATCATATGCTGCTGATCCAAACATAGGTCTAGATTGAAAACTACGGTCATTTAACAATGGTTCAATTGAAGGAGTCTTCTCTTTAACAACATAATTGACTTTAGTCTTATCTGGGGAATAGGTAAGTTGTGGAATAACCTGTGCCTCATCTGCAATTACTCTTGGCATCTTAGAGCCAGCTTGGGACTCTATTGTTTCAACTGCTCTCTTAACTTTATTTAAATCTCTGAATGGTTTTAAAAATGGAACTGCTGCTATTGCTGCTAAACCAACTAAACTTCCAAGCCCAGCAGTACTATCTTTCTTTTCCTGTACTTGAGGATTTCTAGGCTGCAGTACTTCATCAGCCATTAGAATACCCCTTTAAACTTCGTCCCTCTAATTGCTGCGCCTTGACCTCGAACCATTCCACCTTTTTTCATAGCCTTCTTTTCTTCTTGTTCGTTGGCCGTGGTTCCTGTTCCAGTAGTCGCGCTTTTTGAAGCTGACTCACCAGAAGAAGTAATTGGATCTAATGCTTCACCAGTAACTGAGCCAGCGCTTGTAGACTTTGCTACATATTGTGCTGGTGTCATTGCTGGATCATATTTTTTAAATGGATCATATGGAGTAGCTGTCTTTGGTTTTTCTTTTAATAATTCTCCAGCTAATAAAGAACCTGCTCCACTGATTAAAGCTATCTCTAATCCTGTAAATGCTTTTACAGGTTTAATTTTTTTATTAGATGTTCTAGCTGCTTTTAATGCCTTTGATTTTTTCATGACGGTCTCCCGTTAATACATCTTAGCTGATCTAACGCCTTTGATCGCTGCACCCGAACCACGGACACTGCCACCAGTTTTTTTCATCTCAACACCAAATCCTCTAGTAGCTGCACCTTCGCTCATTCCACCAGATTTCATCTTTTTAGATTTACCAGCTTCTGATAATGCGATAGCAATAGCTTGTTTTGGATTTTTAACTACTGGGCCAGATTTACCAGAATGCAAAGTGCCTTCTTTATATTCGCCCATTACTTTTTTAATTTTCTTTTGAGACTTAGTCATTCCACCTTTTTTCATTTCAGATTTTTGCATTCTTCCCATTCCTCCTCCAGCTCCTGCTGTCATTTTCATCATTTTACCTGAAGAAGATTCTTTATAACCTTTTTTTTCCATCATA